AAAGGAGGGTAAGGGCTAGGCTGAATAATATCTTCCACAACTCTATAGTTTGAATTTTTCAGATTCTTTAAAACGGGAAGTTTATAGAGCGAGCCATCACGTCCCACTGTAAAATTATGGAGTTTTACAGAAGAATCAACGCCATCTATTGGCGAATATTCAATACCTGTGCTAACATTCATCCTGACTGTTGGCATAAGGGTCAGCAGCCTATGAAAAATTTGATTATTAACATTGAAAGTCCAAATTTATTGTATCTGTGTTAGTGTTAGCTAGCTTGTTTTTAACATGGGCAAGCTAGCGTTTTATTCGTGAGATGAATGAATCTATCCCCCTTTTTTCTTCATCTCATACCTCCTGGGTGGCTTCTTCTTATTTTCCAAAGACTTATCAAGCAGTCACCCAGCACTTTTAAATTTTGTTAGAACGTTTGCTTCCTTAATCTTCAGGTTTTGAGAATCTTTCATTGCTTGTTCCTGCAATTTTGCTTCTTTAAGAGCTAGTTCTTTTTGTTTGAGTTGATGGTCTCCTTGAATCTTCATTTTCTGAAGCTCTAGCTCCTGTTGTTCCAAGGAAGGTTGTTTTTGAGACTGCTGTTGCTGTTGTTTTATCATCTCTTGATATTCTTCGATTGATAGAATCCCTTCTCCAACATCTCGAATATACGGAGGCATAAGAGCTTCCACACGTCTTTTGAGTTTTTCACTGTTGGCAGTATTGAGATTCGCAGCGAATTCATCAGCAAAGTAAGGAGCAAGATTAGGATTTGTCGAGATAATTTCCTTAATCGCCATCAGGTTAGAAGATTTTTCGGCATCGCTAGAAGCACCATATTCAATGGAAAAGTCTACTTTAGAAAATAGCTCGCGGATATCATTACGTATCACGGGGCTGGAAGGGGTGTGGCTAGCATCTTTAGCATTCACGCTAAGTCCAGCTCCAAGATCCCTTTCTTCTATGATTACATTCGGGATCATCTCTTTTAAAATGCGTCCCACCTCATTAATTGCTCTTAAGTGATGAGAAAGAATCACGTTTTGTAGGATATTGCCTTGCATGATTTGTCTATGCAATCCAGCATTCGTTGCAACCGTTGGGGCATTCCCTTGCTGAGCTTGATTGATCCCTGCTAGTTGATCCATGAGTTGAAGCGACATTTGCAAGGCATTTAAAAGATTGGCATCCAGTGTTTCCGCATTTAAAATGAGAGGTTGTTGCAAACTTCCATCATCGCTTTCATTCACTTGCAGGACTCCTGTACGTCTATTAAAATCGTTCCAGAAATTTTCCTTTCCTTCTATCATTTGATCTGTGAGGATAACTTTTGTTCCTCCCAGTTTTTTAAGACGTCCTACAAGAGCACTTCCAACATAGTTGGTAAATGATTGGGCATCTACTAAATTAGAAATAAAAGGGAGAGTTTTGATTTTGCGAGAGCCTGAGCACCGAAGATTGCATTCTAATCCTTTCCAATAAATAATAGGTAATTTGCTATCGGTATACCAATCAATAGGTCCTTCCGTCACTTCCCCATCAACAATCCGCATAAATTTGACCTTATAATTCGTGACCTTTCTCTTAACAAGATAGTCTCCTTGAAGATCTTCGACCCATTCTCCTCTTTGATTAAAAAACCAAGTTTCTTCAAACGGCTCTCGATACCAAAAGTCTGTCACATCGCACATTTTTTCATTCTGCGTTGTTTTGTCTTTACACTTGTCACGACTGAATAGTTCTTTTTTGGGAACGGTATAACGAATCCCACAGTATCTTCCCTCTGTTTTGAAATCGTCTTCTGAAGCAGGATCGAAAAAGACTTTCCGTGGATCTTTGATCACTGACAGATAAGGTTCTTCGCTAGGATCTTTAAAGGAACAGCGCTTTGTTGTGACAAGAAGTGCCCCATAACCATAATCATAAACTTGATTTAAAACCCTTTGAAACGCGCTAAGATGATCGTTACAGAGGATGAGCCGATTTAAAACATGGCGGCCCTCTTTTAGAAGCTTGGGATCAGGATTGTTTCCCTTAATAACCAAGGAAAGATCAAGTTTTTCTGCCTCCCCTTTAACTCTCAGGAGATGTTTTCCGGTTAAGTTGAAGATAAGGCTTTCTTCTCCCCTTAGCGCCCGATCCTGAACAATTGAAGAATCCCACTGGTCACCAAATACATAATTGACACAATTTTCACCTCGATCGTCATTTTCAAGATAAAAACCACGCCAATCTGAAAAAAAACTTTCGATTTCTTTAGGAGAATACACGACTTCTACTCCCCATATTTTCAATGGTTTGTGATAAATTCACTGTTTCGGATTTTTCTTTTGGGCGTTTTCTAACTGACTTTCCAATCAAATTGATCGCATCAAAAAAGGTATCTGCAATATCATCATTTGCATGACTCATATCAGCAGAAAAAGCACAGAGTTCTTTTAAAAATGTTTTACGAATTTTATCAGCATCCAGAGGCAAAAAGACATTTACATGACCCAAGTTGGCTAATGCTCCTTGAGCCCTTTTTAGTTTGGATTCTCTAACCTCACGATGGATGGAACGAAATCTTATATTCTTGATGCTATTTCTTAGATCATCTAAGAGAACGGCTCCTGTTTGAATGTCTTCGACATAGACAGAATCCACATAATCGTTAGCTTCAATGAAAGAGACCATATTTTCTTTCATAGAGGTATAGTTCCATTTTCCTCTAAGCATATCGATCAAATACAAACGGTTTTTCTTAAATGCCCAACAGGTTGCAACAGTATAGTCGTTATGACTGGATGCTTTTAAAGCTGTATCAATTGTGATAATATATCTATCTGCACGCTCTGGGAACCCTGTATATATCGAGAAATCATTTTCCTTGAACATCCCGTTTTTAGGAAGCTCTCCCCACCAACCATATAGATAACGATCTCTCTCGTGATCTGATAGTGTCTTTAAGTTGGCGATATAATCGGGATTGTTTTCTAGAAGTTTCTTATTTTCATTGACGCTACCCGCAATAAAGGTAAATGTGCGGACATACTGCATATCTTCTTCAGATAAATCATGATCTTTAATGAATTCTTCTTTCTTATCTTTAAGAATGGGTTCGTTGTTGATGAAGTAAAGGTACTTCACTTTGCCGCATAGTTCAGAAATAGGATATTCTTCTTCATTGAGATAAGGTTTGATCATGCGTTTGATCCACCCTTCAGAGGGGTTTGTCGTAATACGCATATAAGGCTTGATTTTAGCCATCGATCTCAAGCGTGCGATCAAAAATTTGAAAATTTCTTCATCGAATTCATCTCCTTCATCTATAAAAATCGCAGTATATTGGGTTCCTTTGAGATATTGTTTAAAATTAGGATGGTTTGCATGTCCAAATTGCACCACAGCTCCTGATGGAAAAGTGATTTTTAATTCATGACGATTAGTTTTAACTTTTAAACGACAATACTCCGATACACTAAGCATCTCTTCCCAAAGTCCCCCTGGACATAAGATGTTTTGGCGATTTTTTCTGAAAATTCCACAGCGAAAGTAGGGATCATTGATGTTTTTAATGACCTCTAGGATTAACGCATAAGATTTCCCCGCCCCCATAGCTCCACCAACAATTGCAATATCTGCTTTGCAATTGAAAACAGACTCCTGAAAACCTGGTTGTACGATTAATCGCGACACTTTTCACTTGATTGGAATTCCCACCTAAACTTAATATATAAATTTTTAGTTTTACAGTCAACAAAAAAGAGTTTTTTATGAAATATTTTTTTCTTTTAAGTTTTTTACTGGGTTCAAATATTCCCTGTGAAAAAGCAGTGTTTGTTGAAAAAGAATGTAAAAGTAACTTCTCTTTTTATCGGTTAGATTTTGAAAAAACAAAACAATTCTTCAATGAATCATTAGACAAAATCACTATATTAGATTCTGAGTTGTGGACTTGCACGGGTTGTTGGACACAAAATGATGATGGCAGAAAAAGTTGCTATAAATGTGGAAGACCTAAGTGAGAATATATTTATTTTTTTCTATTTGAAGAAATATCTATATTTCCCAGAGAAAATTGGATTATATCCTTGGTATTTGCCTTGTTCTATAACTTCCTGTAAAGTTTGAAGCTTGCTTCCTTCTTGTCCTTCATTCAAACTTCTATAAATAGGTTCTGAATTAGTCCCCTGTTTTTCAGCAAAAACAACATGGTCAAAAGGACGCCTCATTTTTTCAGTTGGGTGTTGAAAAAATAATACGCTTCCTCTTGGAATTTCTGTAGATGAATCAGTATTTAAATTTTCATCTGAATCCTTTATTCCTAAAACCTCCGATAAATCCATTCTTTTATCATTTGCATTTCTATAATTTCTAAGTTCAGCTCTAGGTGATAAATTCCCTTGTGTTTTAGCTCCCATTTTTGATAACCCAAGAAAAGTGTTTGTGGCACAATTTTGTGTAGTACAATTATCTAGCTGTTGTTGTATTTCTTCTTGAGTAGCATTCGGATTCTTATGTATAAATGTTAGAAAATTTAAAAGTTCTGGATCTTCATTAGAATAAAATCGCCTATTTCGAATATCAACAGGCTTACCTGTCCAAGGGCGATTATTAACGTCTACACCTTGTAGAAATTCATAAAGATGTTCGCGATTAGGAGATTGAATACCAGGAATTGGTATTGTCTCTGGAGTAGTTGAAGGTAAAGGACGAGATCTTTGAGAAAAAATCTCTTCTCGAGTGGCTGGGTTATAAATTCTTTGATAAAGAGAATCTCCTGAATTTAATGGAAAATTGTTTTGTTTATCTGCTGGGTATAATTGAGATAATCTTTTTGCGAATTCCGGCAACTCTTCAAAAGGAATCTCCTCTAATCCTGTGTATGTGTTTTTTGTTGACATATTTATTAAAAACCTCCTCTATTTTTTTAAATTGATCAATAGTTTCTTTAAATGCTTGATCATAATATATGTATTGTGCACCTGATTCTGTTTTACAAATTGGACAATTGATATTTCCATTTATAACTCCGTTTATTACGGGATTAGAATTAACAATTGATATTAAACTATCCCTCTCAAACGTATGCCCACATCTTGTCACCATCGGCTTATCAAAAACCTCCAAGCTTATCGGATCGATCACAGACTGGGGTAATTCTTCACATAAGGGCCTGAGTTCTTCTATAGCTTTTTGTGCTTCTGATTGTCGTTCTTTTAGACGCCTTTCAACTTCCATTTCAATTAAATTTTCTATAGATGGGCTTCTTGTCACACTGTTAATTACTGACATCAATTTCTCCGTTGTAAAAAATTTACTTCGGAAAAATGTTAGCATAAGTCCATGTTTTATTTGTATAAATGTCGTTTAGATGTAAATGTTAACTACCTAGACCTACCACATCTTCCACAGATCGAAGTCCATTCACCATTACTATTCCCACATCTTGAACATTCCCAGCGCTCATTTACAATCTCAACACTTTCAAACTTTCTAGGGCTATTCATGCCATCAATAAGTGCGGTGCTTTGATCAATCAAAAGCTGCATTGCACCAAATCCAAAAGCTATTACTATCGCTTTCATTTTAACCTCCTGGTTATAGCTTTAAAATAACATTAAAGGATTTTTTTGTCGTGGGTATCTCAACCTGCATATAAATTATTAAGAATTCTTTTTTGGGGGATGCCCCCTTTGGAAACGTGCAACCATTTGGGACCCTATTTCTTCTCAACTGTTCGATCAATCCATACAGTTGTGACAGAAAACGTTCGTTTATTGTCACAACATTTTGAAGACTTCACCTCATAGAGAGAGTTTGTGACAAAAACTCATGACAAAAACTGAATGGTAAAATCTTGATGTTTTGGTATCAATTGATACCAAATAGATAAAAAATCTACGCGCTCATGACGTGTGTGTGTGAAGGTGATGCTTTTGTTCTTCTTTCACACAACTTCAAAAGTAATCTCAGTTTTTTCCTCACACTTCTTAGCCCGCTTTAACTCTCTTTCCATAATACTGCATGACTTCAAGTATCCTTCAAACGTGAGCCGACAACGCTTCACATCATCCATTGTCTTAGCGCTTCGCATATATTCGTTATATTTATCGAAGTTTTCTTTAGCACTATCTTCAATTCTAAATACAGGTATTTTTTCTGACATAATCCCCCCATAATTGTTGACGTTTTCTATTTATTATTATAGCATGAAATTTTTTATGCACAAGTTTTTTTGAGGATAACTTGTGACAAAAATAAAAAAATGATATTATAAAGAATTGAGCTTATAAAGATGTAAGCCTACCAGCTAGAATAAAAACAGGACCCCGAAGGGTCCCATAAAGATTTGTGATCTTCTTGGCAGTTGTTCACAAAAAAAACAATAGATATGATAGATAGTATAAAAAAATCCAATAAACAGCAACCCAAAAAACACAAATACCAAGAACTTCTAACACATCTTCAATGTTGTACAAAAGCTCCCCTCTCTTACAAGGAACAAGCCGAAATAGTTGGATGCTCTAAATTCTTTGCAAAGAAAATTGCTAAGCAAAATTTAATCAACCAAATCATCTCAATTACCCCTACTACACACAAGTCTTTCGGAAGAAATTTAAAAGGCAAAAACATTTACGGTCATGGAAAAAACTTTGATCCAAAGATCCACCTTCTTGATGACATTAAGGTTGAAATGTATAATTTAAAATTTAGTCTTAACATTAATTATCAGACGTTATCTAATCATAAAAAATTATCCCCTAATGATATAGACAAAGCATCTAAGTCTGAAAAGCAAAAAATTATCAGACGTTTTGTGCAGAAAAACTCTCACAATCCCAAAAAGTTTACCACTAATAAGAACTCTAAAGAAAACTTAGATAAATCTAAGTTTGCCAAGGCCTCAGGCACGCCTTCGGCTGGGTATTTTTACTCAAGTTATGAAGAATTTCTTGAGAAAAGTGGTAGAAAAGCACTTTTTGCGAAATATGGTTTTGAAGATCAGGTTGAAAAAGCACCAAATTGGTGGTTTAGAGACATCAAAAAACTTGAATCTGCATTGAAACTTGTAAAATCAAAACTTTCTAACAAACACAAGCCGTTTAAATTAAAAAATTTCAATAATTTTATGAGTTACTTACTTAAACACGGTGTATTTGGTTGGCATCGACATTGTGCTAGAGAACTTTCTATTGCCATTGTTCAACCAAGCATCAAAAACACCCTAAAGTTTTGCATGAGTGATCCAATCGAAAAAACTTACTTGGGGTTAAAAGAATTACATGAAAAAAATAATTTGAAACTTGGGTTTGCATGTGTTCAAAAATTGTTACGGAGCAAATTTCCCAAACTTAGCGCTGCCGTTTCAGTTTGTTTAACTAGGCTTTCATGGAAAAAAGGAGATCAAATAAGAGATATAAATGCTTTTCTAAACTATTTGATAGGTATGCATAATCCATTTGATTATTTGAAAACCAAAAATGAGGCTATATGAAAAATGAATTAGAAATGCTTAGGAAATTGAACCATGATTTTTTTAATATTTTAACAGAATGGTCTTGCATGAACATCAAAAATCCAGATTCTGTTTTATACCTGAACATATCTCAATCCTCCAATTGGTGGTTATTAAATTCTTTAATAACTTGGCTATGTAATCATCCTTGCTCCGCAGAGCTGAAAAAAAATGTTTTAGAAAAATCTTTAGAAAATCTGAAAGATTTTATTTCTAATGAAAACAATAGGCGTTCATTAAAACCATGTGAACGATTTTCTTATTTCGCAAAAAAATTCGATAACTTAATCGCTGAAATTTTAAATTTTATAAAAAAATTTGGGATAGAAAAATCGTGAATGAAAAAGAGTTAGACCGTTTGTATTTAGATACTGACAAATACCTTGATGAAGTTTTGGATGAAGGTGGGTTTGATATGCACAAAGCTTTTCTTGAAGGAATAATTTTTAAAAAACTTTTGGAGGAAGCTAATGAATATGAATTATGAAACGCAAGAAAGTTGGGTCAATCAATGGAAAGAAGAGCAACTCGAAAGCCTTATTCAAGAAACAAAGCAATACTTACAAAATAGGATGCTAAGTGATGAGATTTGTGAAGAAACGGAAGAAAAAACAGTTTATTAAAACAAAAAATGATGCAAAAAAAGTGATAGAAAACTACTTAAAATCTTTTTTAAAAGACAATGGTTTAGATGAAGATTATTTCATCGCAAAAAGAAAATATATTGGCATATTTTCACCACTTCCTAAAAGGCGGGTCATCAGTATAGAAACAGAGCTAGCAAATGGTGTTTATAATTTAGCGTGGTGGGCTAATGAGAGACCTGAAGCTATTTTAGATAAGTTACTAAAGACATATTGCAAAAAAATCCTATTAAACGTTCGTCAACGTCCAGAAGGTGTTGATCAGTTTTCAACACGTTATCACCTTACATGGGGAGAGTAAATCTGATGGATCTAAAGATCAACGAAACCTTTCGCGGTCTAATTCCGCCGCTATCGGACCACGAACTACAATGCCTAGAAGCTGAAATTCGTTACTGGGCAGGCTGCTATAGCCCGATCATCACTTGGAATGGCACCATTATAGATGGACATCACAGATACGCTATCTGCAAGAAGCATGGCCTGCCATTTAAGACGGAAGAAAGGCAATTTGATAACGAAGATGCTGTCATGATCTGGATGATCGACAACCAGATGGGCAGGCGTAACATTACCGAAGCTGCAAAAATACGCCTTGCCCTTAAGAAAGAAGATGTGCTTGCTAGACAGGCTGAGAGGCGTATGAAATTGGGTGGTTATGAATGTAAAGGTTCTATTAAACACCCTAAGGAAAATTTTCCTGAGGGTCAAGTCCGAGACCTAATAGGCCAAGACGCGGGTGTATCAGGCAAGACCGTTGATAAATTCAAGTACATAGAAAAGCACGCGCCTGAGATAGCAGATAGCCTATGTACCGGTAAAATAGTCGATGGAAGAAGACTGTCTATCGATGGGGCGTATCGTGATATTAAGAAGGAAAAGCGACAAGAGTCATTGCAAGAAGCCTCATTCCCCCAAGGTAAGTACCGCGTGATCTACGCAGATCCTCCTTGGCGCTATAGCGATGAGCTCATCGACAGCTATGGCGCTGCTGAAAAGCATTACCCAACCATGAGTATCAGCGAGCTGTGTGAGATGCCCATTCAAGATATTATAGATGATAATGCCGTGCTTTTTCTATGGGTTACGTCACCTTTGCTGGAGGATAGCTTTAAGATCATCAGCTCCTGGGGCTTTAAGTATAAGACAAGCTTCGTCTGGGATAAGGTCAAGCACAACATGGGGCATTACAATTCTGTGAGGCATGAGTTTTTGCTGGTTTGCACCAAGGGATCTTGTGTTCCAGATGAGCGGCAATTATTTGACTCCGTGCAGTCTATTGAGCGTAGCGACAAGCACTCAGAAAAGCCCGAGCACTTTCGGGAGATCATCGATACGCTGTACAAGCATGGCAATAAGGTAGAACTATTCGCACGAAAAAAAGTAGAGGGCTGGGAGGGCTTCGGGAATGAATTATAAAGATAATTTTAAAAATAAACTAAAACAAAGTTACGAATTTGTGAACTATTGGATTGGCGTTATCAATAGAAAGATGTGTTGGAAGCTAACACCAGTTGATAGCTCAAAACTCCAACAAACCCAATTGTGTGATACCCAAGAAGGTTTTGAATTCAAATGGGATAAAAAATTTGAAGATACAGGCAACTTTTGGATAGAAATTGAGGAAAAGCATCATCCAAATCAAGAGAAGTATATCCCATCTGGAATTCTTAGAGACGACAATACGGTATTTTACTGTATCGGAAACTTCAATATTCTTTACTTCGTCCCCAAAAGAACTCTTTTAACTGCTTACAATAGTGGGAAATGGACTATTCGTGAGAATAATCAAAAGACATCAAAAGGTTTTTTGGTTAGCAGAATCAATATACAAATGTGGTCTGTTTTTGATTTAACAACAAATGCTAACAATGAACATGAACTACAAATTTCCTTATAGGTCAGTATGAATTATAACCTCCCTTACTCCATAGAATCTGAACAACACGCTTTAGCTTGCATGCTTAACAGCGATGCGGATCAGGGAGTTTCTATTCTTACAGTTGATCATTTTTATCTGGACGTTCATAGAAATATCTTTTTTGCAATTAAACATTTGTTGGATAAAGAGTTAGAAATATCTGTCGTTAATATCTATGAGTATTTGAAGGGATTGGGATCTCAAAATGTCACAACTCTTTCTTACGTCATGCAGGTAGCGAATATGTATAGCTCCATAGTGACGCTTTCTGACTGTGTCAAGATTTTAAATGAAAAACTCGTAGCTCGATCACTTATTCAAACAGCGAATGAACACATAGATATGGCTTTGAATGGGGATATGGTTGAAGTCTTTGATAAGATCCGTACGGACTATGAAAGATTGGAGAAGTGTGCTTTAGGGTCTTGTGGAGAGGAATTTACATATTTGTTGAATCAAGCTTTGTCGGATATTGAACAGCGGCAAAGGCGTCGCTCAAGTGGGGTTCTTTGCTTGGGGGTTCCTACAGGTTTTGAGAAGTTTGATGAGAAGTTAGGGGGACTATCTCCGTCCAATCTAAGTATTGTAGCGGGTCGACCTGGAATGGGAAAGACGGCATTGATACTGAATATGATTGAGAGTATGGCCATCAAGAATCAAACACCTGTAGGATTTTTTTCCTTGGAGATGTCGAATGAAGAAATTATGCATCGTTTAGTGAGTAGTTATGTCGAAATTCCTGTCACTAAAATTCGTTCTGGAGATTTAACAGATGTGTGTCTTGAGAATTTAAAAATGAAATTGAAAGAGACACAAGAATCCCCTCTTATCATTGAAGATTCTCCCCAAAACATTGCCACCCTTTGCTCTAAAGCCATTCAGATGAAAAACAAATACGCTATCAAAGCCCTATTTATCGACTATTTGCAGCTTATTGAGGGAATGCGTAAATCAGACTCTAGGTATATGGAAGTTACAGAAATTTCACGTCGTTTGAAGTGTCTTGCTAAACAATTAAAGATACCCATCGTGTGTTTATCCCAGCTTTCTAGATCTGTAGAGCAACGATCCGATAAAACACCTCAACTTTCTGATTTAAGAGATTCTGGGGCGATTGAACAAGATGCTGATAGTGTGGTCTTTTTATATCGGGCAGGATACTACGATCCCTATGATCCCACATCAAAAATTATCATTGCGAAGAACCGTCACGGTGCCTGTGGGGAAATTCGCGTTATATTCAATGAAAAACTATGTCAATTCAAGGAGAAAATATGAACTATTCATCAAACAATGAAAAGAAGCAAGACGTTGAAACCAGCTTGAAATATATAGCTGGCTCGCTAAAGTTTGGGCTTAAAGAAGATCTAGCGGGATGTTTTGAGCCGATGATCAATGCTATGCATCGCATTGCTAATGCATTAGAGGAGAAGGATCTTGGACACAACTAATAATATATCATCTAATCTAAGGGAACGTTGGGACTACTATGATCCTATTGAATCTTCTATTGAATTGAATGAGCTATTTGATGCCCTATCTAAGGCTCAAGGTGAAATGGAAGAGGCAAAGACAGATAGCAAAAATCCCTTTTTTAAAAGCAACTATGCAGATCTTGCATCGATTATTAGAGCTTCCAGAAAAGTTCTTGCTAAGCATGGATTATCTGTGATTCAACCCGTTAGAACATTTCAAGATAAAAGATATCTATTCACGCGTCTAGGACATTCATCAGGGCAATGGATAGAGGGTGGAATACCTCTTTGCCCTCCAAAAGAAGACATTCAAAGCTTAGGATCTTACATTACCTACTTAAGGCGGTATTGTTATGCTGCAATGGTAGGGGTTGTCTCCTCTGGTGAAGATGATGATGGGGAAAAAGCAATGGATAGAAAAACGATCGATAAGATGGTACATTGTGAAAGACAAAAAGTTTAGACCCTCGAATGCTGAGCGTTTTTTGAATTGTAATCTTTCTTTATGGCTTCCTGAGGACTCTAAAACGAAAGAGCAGGAAGCCTATTTAAGTGAGCGCTCCAAAGATCACGAAAGACTTGCTTTTGGGGAGTTTCTTGCGCATGAAGTAACTTGCAAGGCATATTATGATTATATTTGGGAAATCTGCCAAGAGGTGTTTATTGAGGAACTATTAAGTTACTATATGGGAGGAGATCTTTTTGAGGGGACGCCTGATTTATTTGGGTATGATAAAAAAACCAAAACACTTTATGTCGTTGATTATAAGACGGGTTTCCATACAGTATCTGCTGCTGGTAATTCTCAGCTCTTAAGTTATGCTGCATTGATTTTTTTGATTTATAAGCATTGGAATATTGATTATTTCAAGTTATCCATTCTCAATACTCAGAAAGACTTAGCCTCTCATTTTTATCCAGAAAAACAAACTATTCTAAACCATATTGCTCGCTTAACTCAAAGCTTGAAGTTTCGAAGAGAGGGTACGGCCTATGCCGTGACTGGAGATTGGTGTCGATTTTGTCCATCCAAGCATTATTGTCCTCTTCAGCGTGATCTGAAGGAAATAAAAGAGCTCATGGATGTGCACGTGGATGAACTGATTTATGCTAAGGAAATGCGATCAGAGGAGATAAAAAAAAGAACTAGCGAACTAAGGAGAAATGAGAGCCCATCTAATGTGTTTGCATATAAGCTTTTGGGTCCTCAGAAGAAGTTAAAAGTGATTAAAAATTCATAGAGCAAGTATCATAAATTTAATAGCTTAACCTTCTATAAACCGTCCTCTTAGATATCCCCAATACCTCAGCAATTTGACCAGGTTCGCATCCATTTTTATACATTTGCTTGACACTTTGTACTGAGCTATGTGTTGCAACAATTTTTCTTCTACCACCTACCCTTCCTTTAGCTCTAGCAGATTTTAGTCCAGCATGTGTTCTTTCTTTAATAAGTTCTCTCTCAAATTGTGCTAAAGCACCAAACATATGAAAAATAAGATTTCCTCCAGGACTTGTGGTATCTAGAGATTCTGTGATCGATTTGAAGTTTACTCCCCTCTTTTTGAGATCTTCCACAATTTGTATCAAATCTGGAAGAGATCTTCCTAAACGATCTAACTTCCAAACGACTAGTGTATCACCAGGCTGAAGGGCTTTGAGACATGGCTGAAGGCCTGGGCGGTCTTTTTTGGATCCTGAAATCTTATCTTTATAGATATTACTTTCCACGACACCTTGTTGCTTAAGGGCGTCGATCTGAAGGGTAAAATCTTGATCCTGTGTGCTGACTCTTGCGTATCCGATGAGTCTATTCATTGTTTTCCTCCTCAAAATAGAGATGTTGAAGGGTATGAATGATTGATTTAGCATGTTCTCTTTCAATATCTTCTTTTGTTAGATCATTTCCAAAAACATGGCATCCTACTGCTGATCTTCCGACAGCTGATGTTTTCCCATCTGTTACGTTTGCTTTTACTGAAAAGCTAATCGAACCACTGCACATCCCATCCCTCAAATTCTGAGTAAATGAAAAAAAAGTGGTGCTATTATACTCAACAAGCACATCTACTTCAAGAGCTTGAGCTTGCTGGGCTATTTCTTCTCTGGTTTTACAATCTTGTACTTTTGCTTGTAGTTTTTTCACTTTGTTGTAAAATGGGGTTTGCATTTTTACTCCTGTAACATGGGTTTAAATGTGGCCCCTAGGGAAGGTAAGAGAGACCTGGGGGCTTTTTTATTGGGTGCTTTCATACTCATAGGTATATCAAAATTTTCATTTTTATGAAAAATAAAACTTAAAATTTATGAAAATTTAATTTAAGTTTCTGAATTTTATATACTTAAATTTTCATATTTTTTAAACTGTTCATATGGATTTAGAAGAATACATACGTTCAAATGGGATAAAGAAGCAGTATTTTGCTAAGCAATTGGGAGTTACACCTCAAGCTCTTAGTAGAATTATGAGTGGCAGAGGTGCTCCCAGACAAAAAACCGCCCAAAAGATAGTTGAGCTGACCAATGGTGAGGTGACCTTTGAAGATTTGTTTAAGAAGAAGGAGAATAAGTAATGGTTTTAGGGATTTTATTGAGTATATTGGGATTGGTTGTTTCCCTAATGGCGCTAATGATTGGAATGTTTATTCATTTTCACGGTAGATTTAAAGATATTGATGAAAAATTTGATCAATTGCGAAAAGAAATAGATGCAAAAATAGCTGATGTACGTAGTGAAATGCGTGAAGGATTTAAGACTTTGCAGCAGTACATCCTTCTTGAACGCATTGAGAGGATAGATCACAAGTTATCTGATAATGCTAAGGAAGAAAAGAAGAAGTGATCTGTATAGGAAAAGAAGATGTTGGTAAAATTCGTCCCACAAAACAATTCGCTCACCTTAGAGCATGTGCATAATAAATGTACAAAGTAGTCAATTCATGTTTTTCACTTCGTCCTTGATTTTTTGTTTTCCTAAAATTAAAATAATATATAAAATATTTGCACCTTACTAGGATAGTGTAAATGTCATATGTATGCACTTGTGGATCAGATTCTAAATTTATTTTTAACGAGTTGCCCTATGCACTAGTCGTTGATGTTTCCATAATACTTGGAAAATCAGTAGGAATACTTTCTGATAAAAAATTTCCAATGAGTTATCTAGGAAAATTTTTTTTTACAGAATGTGTATTGAGTGCTTTTATATGTTATTCTTTTTTTCTTCATTATGCGAATACCGAAATCTTTAAACAAAATTTTCTAGACTCAATAGATAATTTAAAAAGTAACGATTCATCGATTTTAGGAAAAGTTAGCTCTGCTTTTTTTTTAGCAAGAAAGAAAGTAGAGCTGTATCTATTTAGGGATAGAATTTTAAATCAAATAGATGACTATTCTATAGATAATTTTTGCATTTTAATGAGGCATGATATGAGAAATTTTGTTATTAAAATGGCAGAATTTTGAATACATTTTTTGGATTATAGTGTACTCAAGTTAGCTATATACATAAATAAAACTAAATATATGGAAATGTTTGTTTTAATTTTTTTAACATCTCTTTTTTCTGTAAGAGCAGAACCACAAGATAAACCTAATCCATCATTTTTTTATCCAATACAAGATCGCTCTTCGAAGCCCACAAACGAATCTCCAGCAAGATATTGCTATTGGTGTGGCGAAGCCAATGAAGCGGGGCGGACGACCTGTAAGAGATGCGGCCGATCTCTTTAGGCATCTTTTTTAATCTTCATATTCGGTCTGTCGAATCTAGGTTTGGGATTAGGTTCTAATTCTTTTTTATTTTGTGAGGTTTTTTCTAAATTTTCATCTTCATTTTTAATTTTCTTTACCTCTTCTTTCTGTCTGATCGTTGGTTGAGGTTTAAGATGTTTAGATTTGATATGTATATGGCACCCTGTTAATAATAGTCCAATAACTGCTAACATACCAGTGATTTTGTGTTTCATTTTTCCTCCATTAAAAACATAAAATTAATACAACAACGATAAAAACGATCCCGATTTCAACCAAAATTTCTACTTCCATAAAATCCCCCTTTAAATGCCGTTAAATTCTAACTCATAGTTCATTCATAGAAACATACAAGTTGATTTAAGATAGTGGATTGTGGCTTGAATATCGCGGTCGATTTTTATCAACTTATTATTTTACTTTGTTTTTGTAGCCAAGACAGGATCAATATAATCCTGTCTTGGCTAGTTATAGGTTATTCTTTAATTCCTGAACCTGTAATATCAACTTGTTTGAATTCATCAGTTCTTGTGGGATCAGGCAATCCTACAAATTGCACTCCGTGCTTTCCTCCAGTCATTTGCCATTTTATATTAGAGGCTTTTAGAACAAGAGGATCACCGACATATAAATCACAAGTTAATGAAGCGATGCCCTTTTCATCAACTGTATAGTTACAGATCCATTTAGAAGATGTAGACCCTTCGCCATTAGAAACAATTGTCCCATTTGCGACTATCTTTCCCTCTCCATTAGATTTAAAAACCCCTCCTTCTGCTATTGACTGAGAAAGTTCTTCTCCGAATTTCCCTGAATATAGATAAGAATATTTACCTTTTATTTTAGATTTATTACATGATTCTGACATAACAATCTCCTTTTTTAATTTAAAATTTTATAAATTTTTTCTAGAATATCTTCCCATCCATAGGCAACATAAGCTTCATGACCTAGGTTTTTTACTGAATTAAGAAAATTTTTCTGGTTTTCAGATAGTTTTCCCTTTTTTTTCTTGATCTCTAAAAAAACCACCTTTCCTGGTTTGATAATGCAAAAGTCTGCAACTCCAGGTAAGATACCCAAAGGTTTAAGATCATAGAAAAAATGACCCCTGCGCACTCCCACATCATTCTTAACATGGAAGAATAAAAAATCATGAGATTCTTGGTGATTGCGCAAAAGCTTAACCAAGCTCTTGTGAAGCTCTCTTTCATTGGGCTCTTTTAGCCCTTTTTCTTTTTTTTCTTCTTTTTTTTAGTGCATGAACACATAAATCCCCCTTTATTTTTTTGTGTTTTTCTTGACTTCCTTTGTTACTTCTTTGGTTGGATTTTCTTTTTTCTTCACAGTTTCTTCTTTGAGAAAACCTTTGTTTTGGAGTATTTCCATGAAGGCTTGATTTAATGCTGCAATAGCATTGTCGACATAAAATTTAGTCGCTGCGTCTGTGTCTACCTCTGGCTCTCCTACTTCTTGCACTTTTCGGAAAGCAAAGCTGACTTTACTATCGTTTGCTATAATGATGTTAGAATTAATAGTAGCAGGAGACCCAGTTATTCTAGGGTTTCCATTGTTATCTATAAATCCCCATACAGCTGCTGCAAAATTAACACCAGATAGACCCTGAGTGCCCTGTTTGGCGACAACTTGAGGGGTATAAACGTTAGACTCAGCGCTTGATATTTGATCAGGTAGAGACCACATTTGACTTACTTTCAGATAAGTTGAAGATTCTATATAGTAGTCTTGACCATTTGTTTGTATCCAAATAGCAACACCATTTCCTGAACCATCCATGGCAACTCGAGTAGAAGCACCTGAAAAAGTTGTTTGTGCTAGGATTTTGGGTGCAACATCCCATAAATCTGAGTTTGGATCATAATGATAAGCTTCAATATAATACAGACCACTGACACCTGTGACTTGATCTGAATCAACTATAATAGCCGTTCCGATATTGCTCATAGCGACTTTTACTGGAATTAAATTACTATTTATTAGATCTATATCATATTCAATTGGTTTCCAAGTTTTAGTCGATCCGCTGTATTTGTTAGCTCTTAAGATATGTTGATTAGTTCCAATATCATCAATCCAAACAGCCATCGCATCCCCATTTGAAGTCACGCTTAAATCTGGTAATGTTGCATGATCTGGATTTCCAGAAATTATTACAGGATTAGACCAAGTATTCGTTACTGGATCATAAGCAGAGCTTTCAATATAAGTCGATCCTCCAGTTCCGAATGGACTGTGAGTCCATATGGCTATTGCATTTCCATTATTGTCTATACCTACTCTTGAATCAAACGATTCATTTCCAAATGTAAGATTTGTTGGGAATCCTTGCCATGTTTTTGTTGCACCATTGAAACGCGCTGCCTGAATGAGAGTTGTGTTATTGTTTTGATAAGCATTCCAAACAGCCATACCATCTCCATTATCATTAATAGCAACATGAGGCTCAAAATCTGCTGTAGCTGAAGGAACTGATAAATTAATGTTGCTTGTCCAAGATAAAGTTGTGGGATCATAAGAAGCTGCCTGAATAACTCTACCGAGGCCTGTATTATGGACCCAAACAGCAATAGCGATCCCTGATGCGCTTAACTTGATGTCAGGGGATGTGCTTGAAGCGGGAAGGGTATCAAGAACTGTTATCCCACTCCATGTTTGACTCGCTGAGCTATAGCGGCGGACTCTAAGATCATTTTGGTTTGTGTTCTTAAAAAGCATAACAGCATTTCCTGCTCTATCCACATCAATTCTAGGATCCGTTCCAGTTCCAGCTTGCTGTTGAGATGGCTCCCATCTAAAAGTTGCTGAATCACTTGTTTGAATTCCCCAGGTTGGTACTCCTGTAGAAAAATCATAGAAGGTATCGACATAGCTATTTCCTTCAGAGACTCTTTGAACAAAAGAATCATCAACATTTGAAGCTGTAGTTATCTCATTATTCTGAAATCCAAATGGATTTCCTGTCCCCGTCACGCTTTTGTTGGGATCAAAGGTTACCTTTCTCCATAAACCTTTAGAATTTTCCGTGAGCATCGTTGAGGCATCTCCCTCAAACTCATTGAGATCACTGATATTGATCTCTTCTATATCGCTTGTTATCATAATTTCCCCTTTTCTTTTTATTTTGTTCTTGTATTTTTATGATTGGCTTTTGAAGATGGATTATCTTCCGGCTATATAGCTCATCCAAAAGCTCAGGTTTTAAATAGTGTTTCAGTTGTTTTTGACCGACTCCCTTTCTAAGAAGAGCATGCCTTGCAGCCATTCCCCCTTTTGCTAGCCCCTCGACTAATCCCAGCCCTGCGGTCAGGGTTGGATTTACGAAAATAGATCCTCCATATCCCAACCATTTTCCGATTTTCATCGCTTTGTCGATTGCTTGTCTAGAGCCAATATCCGTGGTTGTGCTTCTCTGCATGCTAGATAGGGTTTGATTCACTTGAGAAAGAGAGTGCATTCCTTCAATGATTTTCTTAATTTCAGGATCATCGGTAAGTTTGATGTAGTCAGGCAGTTTTTTCCATGTCTCGAGCATCGCTCTTGCTGGATTTTTCTCATTCTTGAGGTTTTCTTCAAGAAATGCCCCGATGACACGTTTTTTATCTTCTGTTGGGAGCTGCTTGAATACTAAGTTGTTCTCATTTGATTGCTCCCCAAACACCTTCGATATTTTAGGGCGTCCTTCTTTTGATTCTGCAAATGAAGCAGCTGTCATTGCGCTTTTTACATCTTTTTGGTTTAGTGGAGCGATCTTTGTTTTGTATGCCTTGTTTGCTTTGGCTAGTGAAGACGTGGTGTCGACACCTTCAATGATGCGCTCAATATTTTCCGAAAGATTGGTCAGCCCTTCAACTTCCGCACTTCCTGACTTTTCAAGCATGTTTTTAACTTTGCTGCGGTACTTTAAAAAATCCCCTGCTGTTGGTAAGTGATTGGCATTTTGAATATAGAAGGCGCGGTAAGCTTTAGGATCATCGGGAGCGATCATCAGAAGTTTTTCGACATCTTTGATATGAGCGCCATTGGGTTTCATCTTGGGAAGTCCTTTGATCTCCCCTTGTGATCGCTTAATCGCTTGAATCCACTCTTTTAGCAGGGGTTTTTCAAGGAGTCCTTCTGACCCAATCCCAGATTCTTTGACAACATCATATAAGCTAGCAGTCGCTTCCCCTGCTTCTTTTCGGACATCCTTAAGGTTTCCATAAAGTTCCATGAGCTCTTCTTCCCCTTTAGGAAGTTCCCCCATCTGCTTTTTAGCGTTTTCCTTGATGTTTCTTTCGATCTTTCCCATTCTGTTTTTATTAAAAACGGAGTTATCTTTTTTGATCTTATTGATCAGAGTTTCATCCCCTACGAGCTCTGGAATGGTGACACCTTTTCCCATAACCTCTGTGCGTTGTAAAATTTCTTGTGGTTCGGTAAAGGTTGCTCCTTTTTTGATCTTTTCAAACTTTCCCTTCTTAGCTTGTGATAGTCCTTTCCCAACCCCTTGTAAAATTGCAGAGGCCCCAGCTCCAATAGCTGCTCCCGTCAGCGGATCTTCATCATCTTTTTCAGCTTGAATCGCTCCATATAAAGATCCTGATCCTAAATGTTTTAAAAAGCTCGGCACTTTGGAAATAAGTTTAGGTAGTTTTAAAGCTTTTCCTATAAGACCTAAAGGATTGATGATGTCCCCTGCAAGGCGTCCTGCTTGAGCATTAAGAGCATCTCGATCTGCAATTCCCACCTTTTCTTCATATGCTTGTTTTCCTTCTCTGATCTTTTGTTTCAGATCTTTCGCTCCTAAAAGTCCCGAAAGGCCTTCTCCTGCTTCCAACCAAGCAGAAGGAATACTTTTCAAAAAATCCGTTCCTCTTCCCCCTGTCATCCAGCTAAGCAATTGGTCTCCCTTTTCCTTTTCGATTTCTGAAAGGTTTGAGGATTCTTCTTCAGTTGATGGAAGATCGTATATCAATTCCCATAAACGCTTCTGTTCGCGCGCACTATCAGACAACTCAGATTCGGGTGTTTTTTTGTGTTTTTCTTTTGACTTGTCATTGGATGTGATTCTAGAGGCTAAAGTATCCTCTTCATTTTTCATCAAGCGGTTTTGTTCATTAATGGCATAGTTTTGATTTTTACTGTGATTCTCTGAAAATCTCTCAATTGCTTCAGACGAGATCTCCGCCATTCTTTTTTGTATTTCACCCTGTTCTTTTTTTAATGCGCTTTCAGCTCCAGGAACATGTTTCCAAAAGCCTAATTGCTTATCAATTTCTTTATCTCTTTTTTTTAAAGTGTTGTATTCATACTGCTCATTGGATCTTAAATCTTTTTCTTCACGCCTTGCCTCTTTTTCAGCTTTTTCTAGCTGCTTCATCAGTTTGAGCGCTTCTTCCTCCTTTAATGAAAGGTACTTCCCAATGTTAGAGCCACTTTCTTCAATAGCTTGTTCTATTCCTAAAAGAACATCAAATAAACTTGGACTATACGCCACCTTCTCCCCCTAGCATCGCAAATATTTTCGGTATGTTTTGACCCCAATGCCCTTCAGATCTTCCCTTATGTGCTGGAAATAAAAAGTGAGCCTTTAACATGCTGCTGTAATCATCAGGGGTATGCTCACTTTCTTTAACCATATGATGAGCTAGAAGTAGTTCTAAGATAGACTCTTGGTCCTGAATGCGGTCAACAAGAGCAGTGATCAAAGGATCATAGAGTTCCTTTTCTAAATGAGGCTGCGACTCCTGAGGACCATGCTTCATGATAAAATGTTTTAAAACCTCTTGAGCAAGCTGATGGTTTTCGCTCGACATTTGATGAGAGTTATCCATGATATATTCAGGATTTTGCAGCATTAAGGCTAGTTCTGCCAGTTCGGAAACCTCCCGATCTACAGCCTTTTTTTCCTCAGCTAGCAATCGATAATCATAGTTTCTACCGTAACGCCCACGGTTTTGATGGTGGCCATCTAATACATATCCCACATGGAGCGCTAAAGGTCTTGCAGGACTGATATTCCCTAAAGACTTAAGATCTTCAATCGCTAGATCATTCAATTCCCGTTGATCGGGGTAGAGTTTTTCATGGGTGTTCATCGCTTCTTTAACCTTACGACGCATATGCCCCCCCTTGAGACTTATCATTCCCTGCTGTTGCGCTTCCACCCATCCAATTTGGAAGTTTACTTGAATCTACAAAGCCTGCGATTTCAGGAGACCATAGCGCTGCTGCAAGTTGAGGTTGTCCAAAATAGAGTGCTGCTGCGGTTCCAACGATTTTTCCTCCTAACACAACTTTCTCCAAAAAGGCATTACGGTCATTAGCAACCTTTTGTAATTCCCAAGCCTCTTGTTCCCGCCCAGCTCTTTTCATGAATTCAATGATCTGTTGCCTATTTTGCCACAATCCTTCTTGTAGCATAGCATATTGCTGCTTTTGCTCTCCTGAAAGCTTATCAATGTCTTGGGATAGCATGGCATATTGATAAATTTCATTAGCCAGTCCCTGATACTGTTGAAGCTCTTGGGACCTTTGCTGTTCTAACAGATTATAAAGACTGGTATTTTCTTGCATTTCTGCATTGATGTTTCTAATTTCTCCTTGAGCGATGTCTTTGGTAAAGACATTATCTCGATAAGCTTCATCGGATTGTCTTTGCAAATCTTTTCCAATGATATCTGCCTCTGTTTTGATCGGCTCAAACGCCGCTCCCCGTTGCGCTCTAGAAAGAGAGTCTAAACTATCTATGATTTCTCGATTGCCCTGATTACCCCCTCGGAAAAGATCTTGCAGCTCTCTCATTGCCCGAATATTTTCTAACTTGATTGCATTTTTGCGCGCTTCAGCATTTCCCATGATGGATGAACTTCCTCTAGCATGCCCCGCAGCAGCAAGTTCATGTTCTCGTTGATTGTAAGGTCCTGTAGAGGTGTATTGATAATTTGGCAAAAAATCTTGATCCCAAACGCTTTTTACGTTCCCATAACTAGGATCTGTCCATTGCATATGGATATCACCCTCTTGGGGGGCCATGCTGGTAAATAGATTAGCAAATTGGGTGCTTTGCGCTTTTCCTTTACTTAACTCTTGTTCCCGTTGGAGCATACGTAGCTGGTCTGGGGGTATGGTTTCTTGCTGATCTGGAGTGAGTGTGTTCCATAGGGTTTGATAGGCAGGGATACCTACATTTTCAGATGTCATTAGACCCAAATAATCGGCAAGGGATTGTTCTTTTTCTCGATTTAAATTGTATAGATTGTCAACAACATCTCTACGGGCTTCTTGCCCGTGTTTAATGGTGTCTTCTAAATGCTCAATATTCTTATCTCCCCCAGCCATGGAATAGAGGTAGTTGAAAATTTTATCGTTCCAATTGATCCCTTGCAAAGCTTCTGGTCTGGATTCAGGATGGCTATCCCATTCTAAAACAATGTCTCTTGCTTTTCTTCCCGTTCTTCTTGCAGTCGCATTTAGGGTTTGTAGATAATTATACTGTCTTTCAAGATCGCTCCTTTGCTCTTCGGTAAGATCCTTTTGTGTTGCAAGAGCTTCTTCGATCTCCTTTTGAGCTTCTTCTAGTTTTTTATCGACTTTTTCTGTTGAAGGAGAGGTGGATGCTTTGATCTTTAGATGTTGATTATAGTAGGATTGTGCATCTGATAGGTATTTATGGTTTGGAGGAGCATTAGGAAGAAGACTTCCATTAGCATCTCGAATAACCCATCTTTTGCCATCTGTCGTCTGTTCAACATAAGCTGTATATCCGTTTCCTAAAACTACACTATTGCCTTCTTTGTAATTTTCTGCTTTACCAACTTTACTCATTTATCCCCCTCTTTCTTATCTTTTTTCATCATCTGTGCTAAAAGTGCTGCTCCTAACATTAAGCTTCCTCCAACAGCTGCTGCTTTCCCATAGGGGAATTGCGCTTGTCGGGCTGCATTAACTTCTTCTTGATAGTTCCAATAGTCCTGCATATTCATAGGGCCTCTGTAAGGACTAGATGGCGGGGGGCCCGGCAATTCAATTTGTGGTGGATTTTTAGCGCGCTCAGCAATGAGTCGATCCGACCGTGCTATTTCCTCGTCTGCCCAAGACCAGGGGTTTCTGGAAGCGTCTTCAGTTGCCGATACAGTTCCCGCTGTGCTGCCATCAGAGGTAACGGTGACATAGTTTCTTTCAACAGGTTGAGATGCTGCTTGCTCTTGAACTTGTGGATTGACTGTTTGCTCTTGTGGTTGGGGTATAGTCGTTGATTCTTCGGAACTAACTTGAGGCCTTGAGCTTTGGCCATAAGGCATAAAAATGGGCATAAAATTGGATCCACTTTGCTCCTCTTGGTTCCCTCTTTGTGGAGATCCTTGTATTGCACCTATAGGTCCTTCTGCCCCCCCAATAGGCTGATTTTGTGTTCCAGAGGGTTGTTGACTATTTTGTTGGCCTTGGATCATAGGACTTCCTCCAGTGGAAGATATATAAGATGATGACGGAACTTGCGGAACACTTTGAATATAAGGATTTGGCCCCGATGTTTGTGGAAGTTGTTGATTACTCACTGCTTGTTGTTGTGGCAATTGTTGTGAAGCTGTTGTTCCAGAAGCGGGTGCTTGTTGAACAGGATGCATTAGCATCAGCGGTTGTCCTCGTTGACGTGCTAAGCTTCTGTAAGATTCCTGTTGAAGAGCCTGAACATCTATAGAGCGAGGGATCTGCTGAAGAGCTCTTAAACGTGTTTGATCTCTTTGAGCCATGACACCCAGAAATAGAAGAATGCTTTGATCTGTGTTTTGTTTAAAGGCATTTTCAAGAGCATTTAAAGTCATAGGACTTAAAGAAAATCCCCTGGTAGAAGGAGTAGTGAAGAAGATTTCTAAACCTTCGTTAGTGAGATAAATAAGATTTGATTTGTTTGCATCTCTGAGCGTTATAGCATTTTCTGTTGACTGCATTTCTTGATTTAAGGATTCCATCCCCCACCTCCAAGCAAAAACAGGAAGTTCACTTTCAGGATTTTTCGCTTTTTCATAAAGAATAGGGAAGGCTACTTGAGGGATGTTTTCTAAATCTGAAAGAAGAGAACCCACAGCAGCTTCTATTTGCTGAATACTTTCAAGACTTGGAGCTAGAAATTCTCCTCCTTTCAGGTAAGTTGCTACGCGAGATTCGAGCTCTCTCATCGCATTTAAAAAGTTTTCACCTCCCTCCATTCCTGAGATTGCCATGAATTGAGCCGTTTTCATAAGGTTGGAAGAAATATCTCGATAAAGAGGAGAAAGAAACAAGGATTGTCCTCTCTCATTCGTTGAGCTCATCCAATAGTCTACCGCATTTGTAGGTGTTGTAAAATACATCTGATCCATTTCTCTAGCAGCGCTCATAACAAATCGGAGCATGTGATAGTTGGAGCGGAGGGTCTCTTGAGCATTTCTTACATGGGATGGTTTAAGCTCTAGTAGTTTTTGGGTTCTTAGTAAAACAGGTCTGATGGCTCCTAAAAATTGTTCTTCTAAAGCTAGGGATTTTTGAGCTGTCTCCATGAAGGCTTCCAAATTTCGTGCAAAGCTAGGCAGTCCTTGATTGATTTGTGTGGGTGCTATTTGCGAGCGAAAAGGATTTTCCAAGTAAAAATATTGCGTTCCCATGAACTGATAAACGGAAGAATTCATGGAAAAGTTCAGCATCAATTCTCCTTTTTTCGCTTGCTCTGTTAAGTAAGATTTAAAAGGGGATTCGATCCCTAAAGTAAGAACGCATTCCTCCTCTGTATGACCATCAGCAATAAATTTAGCTTTTTCTAGACTCAAAAGATTTTGATAAGCAGTAAAATACTCTTTAAGTGCAGGAATGAATAACGGATGACCTGCATTACGGAGAAGATCATTCGGAGCTGCCAAAAACCCCGGTTCGTTCATCTTAAAAAACAGATTAAGAATCATCACACTGAAGTTAGTATTTTCTTGAGCATAAGGAACTAGAGACTCCAAACGATTTCTAAATTCTAATAGAGAGATCCGCGAATTTTTGAGGATGGAAAACTCCTCTTGTAAGAACAAACCATTTAAAAAAAGGCTGTTGATTTCTAGAGTTCTTCCAGGGAGATTTTGCGTTTGTGCTAGGTTAATTTCTGTTTGAAAGGCGACTTGAAAAAGATTCAGAATATAGTCATTGATTCCTGCTGCACTATTATATCCTAAAAGATCTTTCCCTCCTTCTACTAGAAGGTTATACATATTTCTTAAAAAAGGTTTCGTTTTGGTTTTCCAAAAATAACCCATCGCAAGTCCCCCTAAAGTAGAAAAGATGGGGCTCCTTGTATACAGCAGTAATCCTAAGCTTGCAATAGTTGAAGTGAATGCAAATTCTTCAATCCCTGGGAAAGGATTAAAGTTTTGATGAATAAAATCCTTGAGACTGTTTAAAAACCCTGCTTCTAGAAATCCCGCTTGAGCTTCTTGCCCCTTAAAAAACTCTTTTAGATCTGTAAATTGCCTCGATTGACTTGTCAGAAAAGCGCTCATTTCCCCATAAACCCTTTGCACGCCTGGGAAAAGTTCTTTAAGCGCTTCTAACTTTCTCTCAGAAAGGTAGACACGTCCTTCATTTAGATTGTTGGTATCTGCAAGATAGGATGTCAGAAATAAAGGAAGAAACTGTTGATAGAGGTTTTCAGATTTCTCATAATTCATGGAAAAACTGTCAGATTTCTTTTTATAATGACGAAAAAACCCCACACCTTCAAAGACATTCATGCGCTCTTCTTCAGGGATCATAGACTTGGAAAACTTCGTAACCGTCAGTTTTTCCAAGTTCCTCATTTGTGTATGGTATTCTTGACGAACCTGTTCATAAAGAGCAACGATGACAGCTAAATGGATTTCTTGTGGCTTATTAAGTTTTCTGAATAGGTTGGAGCTTCCTGAAAAACGTCTTTTTAAATTATCCCATTCAGAAGAGGAGAAAATTCCTATGTTTTCTTGCTCTCGGCTGGCAAAAGCTCTTAAAGCCTCTATAAGTTGATCATAGGAAAAAAGCATCCCTTTGTAATGATCTTGTAAGTACTTTTTTAGATAAGATCCAGAAGGAAATATGCGATTGATGGCCTCACTAGCGCGGACTGTTCCCCCTTCTTTTATTTCTTGAGTTTTTAAGGGAGAAAAGTATGGTTTGACTTGTTTTTCTTTTTCGGAAAAATAATCCCCCTCACCTTTTGGAGCTATCTCTAAAATTTTCTGACGTATTTCCTCTAGAATCCCTTTTTTTTGCTGCAGCTGGGGAAATTGATTAATATCAATAGGATTAGCTGCAAGATTGATTTGATCTAGTATATCAGGATGAACCCTGTTATAAGCAGTTTGGACGTTTTGGGTGAATGATTTTGTTACTTCAGGAGGATAGTCAAAATTTTTAAGCTGCTTGAGAATGACTTCTGACTCAAAAGCTCTTGTATCAATAGCGTCTGTATTCTGAGCGTTTTGAATAGCATCAATCAATTGTCTAAATCCGATAGATCTTTTAAGCCCTGTAGCTGTTGTTGCCATTTGTCCCTCAGCAAAAAGGAGACTGGCATTCATATAGGTCTGGAGTTGAATAATTTTTTCTAAAGGAAGAGAGGTTTCTAGATGAAAGCAGTTTTGAGCAAAAGATTGATCTTCAATGAGAATAGTTTTCAAAACCTGTTCAAACTTTTGGAATTTCTCAAGGCTTTGCGGGCTTTCTGAAATTTCTCTTGAGACAGCTAGGATTTGTTTGCTTTCCGCAGGAGTGAGCGCCCGCGTTTTTCCTTGTTGATAATCTCTAAATCTTTCAAAGATCTTTTTGGAAGTATTATTGAGAAATTCTTCAATCGTTCCCTCGAGCTCTTGAGTTGCAGACTGTTGTTGCTTGGTTTTTTTGAAAAAACTCAAAATTTTTCGAGCTGCAACTTTTTCTGTAAGATCTTTTTTTCTTAGATCGGAGAAAGAAACATCGGGAAACAGCTCTTGATTAAAAATGAAATAACTAAAGACGGTGTGCACTTCCAACAAGCGATGAATCATCGATTGATCTTTGGCATGCGCTTTAAGATAATCATTCGTTAATGAGGTGTAGACCTCTTCAAGTTGTTGTTTGAGGGGATTGAGAGCATTCCCCTTTTCTTTGAGCTGTTCTTTATATTTCGCATAGAGAAGCGTTTGTTTCCGATAGTTGTTGGAAAGATCACTTAGTACTTTTCCTGTCCGCGTACTCAATAGTTCTGAGGGAAGCTCCTGTCCTTCCAAAAGTTTAAGAAGATCGGCTTCCATTTGAGTGGCATTGAATTCTCCAGAAATTCCCCTGATCAATTCTATAAGATGATTTTTAGCGTTTTGTTTTGAAATAATCGCATGAGATAAAAGCTTTTCTAGTTGTTCAATCTCTTTTAAAACTTCTTCAATTCCTCTACCTATGCTAAGGGCTCTAAGTTTTTTAGTACGTAGCTTATTTTCACTGTCTTGTAGTTCAATATAAGGATTTTCTTCCAACCCTCCGAGCATAAAATCAGGACCTAATTCCTTAGATCTTAAAGATGCCTTTGCCAAATAACTAAAACACTTTTCAATAATAGCATTTTTTTTGCTAAGCAGAAAACGGACTCTTTCCTCTTTAGACATCGACTCAACCTGAAGTGGATCGATTCCAAAGATTTCCTGATCCCAAAGAAAAGAACTGGAGCTTAAGAGATTTGAAAGACTTAAAGAAAGATCTGACTTCTTTTCCCCAATATAACGATCGTTAAAATCGTAAAAGCAAGCGAAAAGATCATCATTTTGAAACTTTCTATTTTTTGCTGCTGCTTCAAGAGGAAAAAAGCGTTGAGAGAAAAGCCAACTTGCTTGAGCACTTGTATAAGGATCGATTTTAAAGAAACTGGGATGATAACTGGCTCTACCTATTCTTTTTTCTTGTTCAGTTAGAAAAACATTCAGTAAAGAGCAAATTCCCAAAAAGGATAAACTATCGGTATCTTCGATACTCAAAGGGGTTTTAGATCTACTTTTTGCATAAAATTCAATCAATGGAGCATTGAAAATTTCCGGATGCATCCAATAAGCCCAATTTGCAAGAGCTTGATAGATAAACTTTCTATAATAAAGATTCCTTGTTATTGACGCTTTTTTGGCACCATATAAGAAATAAATGTCATCTAGATATGTTTTTAATACTTGAAAATCAATAGTTTCTTCGCGGATTGCATTTAAAATACGTCCAAAACGATCATCAATAAACCGGACAACGCTATAATCATTTCCTATATTTCCCTCACCATAACCCTCTATCATATCAGGAGTTGGAGGCATTATATTTTCATGACTTATTTTAAACATCGCTGAACAAGCTCTTCCTAAGTCTTGATCCCATTGAGGGCTATTAAAAGCTTCCAAAATTTTTTGCTGGAATGGACCTTTGTAATGGGCTTTAACTAAATTTAATAGAGAAGAGTTAAAGCTGTTTAACGATGTTGTCATGAGTCTTCTCCCTAGAAATTAAAGTTATTGAGATTGTAGTTCTGATCATTTAAAGCAGGATCTTCTTGGTAAGCAATTGCTTTACCTAGGGAGTTCTGAGCGGTTGACATCCCCAAACGCCCTGGAAGATCATCCCCAAATTTATTGCTCTCTCCCCCTCCACTAATTCCCCCTCCCATCTCTAGGGATGAAGGAAGGGATTTATCCAAATTGTCTTTGTCATTAAAAACAGAATCATAAGTTTTATAGGGTGTTGATCCATGCCAAAATGTATTCCAATCCCATCCAGAAGAATACCCTTTTTGAGAAATGTCTGTTTTCATCTTATCTTGAATATCGGTGAATGAAGAAGGAGCATAGTCTTCTAATCCAACAATCCCCAGAATTTTTTTGTCGATTCCTTCCAATCCTGCTCCAGCTTTTAATATTGAACGTTCAAACCAAGGAAGATCATTTTCACTTTTATATTTTGATCCTCCCATTCCAAAGACAGATCCAATTTGTGATCCAATATTACCTGCACCCTTAAAAATAGATCCAAATAAACTCATTTTATGTCCTATACATTAGCGCTTGTTGTTGCATTTTCTTTTGTTTGGAATCTGCTGTTAAACCATCCATTAACATTTTTCCCATGAGTACCATATTTAACATGGGAATGGCTCGAGATGCCATCATCTCCATTCCTCCCATAGCACCAGCTTCTTCAGCAGCTACAGCACCTGTATTCGCTTGAGGAGCGATTCTTGAATAGAGATTAGGTGATTGGGTTAAGGGTTGTGACTCTGAAGTCCCTCCACCAATAATACTTGTAGACATAGGAGCTTCATCTCCTAAACGCATAGTTCCACCATATAAAGGGCCTTGTGGTTCTTGACGGAGAGGTGGTTGAACAACGTTGGGCGGTTGTGTGGTTGTAGTAGTTGTCGTAGTTCCTTGGAGCTGGGTATTTGTAGATGGTTGATTCAGAGGAGAAGGGTTTATTTGCGGTTGCTGAGCTTTTCTTGCTAGAAAATCTTCTCTATTTCTAATCCCTTCTTCTCGTTCTCTTCTGAAAACATCGGCAGCTTCTTTATAGGGATTATTACCAATGAGATAGTTTTTCTCTTGTTCTGTTAAAGGAGTTGCTTCTGGATCATTCTTCTCTAACATTCCTAATTTTGTTCTAAGATCAACATCACTGAGTGTATTCCCTCTCACCACCCTTTCAAAAAGAGTGTTTCTATCGCCTTCTGTTGGAAGCCCCCACGATGACAACCTGCCCCTTAATGCATCATCTGGCATAGCAGCTTCTGCGGAAACATTAAATCCATGATGCTCAGAAGAAAATTGATCTTTATTAAGATTACTTTGTTGAATAGCTCCAAAAGTTGTTGGTCCAACATTTTCTTCTCTGATTGGGTCCCCAATACGATGCCATCTATCAAAATTTGTATCTCGATTCCCTACCCAGGCATATTTAGGGTTAGTAGGAGGAACAGATGTATAATAGTTTAACCCCCTGACATTGACCATTGATGGAGTGGGAGGGCCAGTGTTTACTATTTTTTTAGCCCGCCTCATTTTTATAAAGCGGTCTAGTCTCTCCATTTGGATTCTAGCCTTCTCTTCTTCTCTAGCTATACTTTCAGGATCTTGTATTTCAGCAGGAGGAGTTGATTCTGTAGAAGATTCTGTTGTTGTCTGCACTGGTACAATCCTAAGCGTTCCATCAGGACCTACCTGAAACTGCATGTTTCCTAGTGGTCCATGTCCTGCATTTTCTGGTGTGCCAAATGCTGCTTGACGAGCTGCTGCAAAATTTCTACTTGATGCAGACATTTTTTTATTCTCCTTTCTCAGAATTTATGTTTTTCTTTGCTGGAGGAAAAACAACTTCTTCCAAAGCTTCGATTCTTGTTAAAACATCTTCAATCATAACTCGGGTCCAAGCTACTAATTGATCGACATTATTTGGAGGAACAGCACTACTCATAAACCTATCCTCACGTTGCGAATAGGCATGGTAAATTTTCCATCGTTTACAGAAAGTTCTTGATAAGCGATGTTATTTTCCGATCCCACAAGCTTAGCATAATTTCTTAATAGATCCTCTTTTTGTGCTTGCCAAGGAGCGTTATACTGGGAGCAAATGAACTTTGCAAAGTAATACTCAAGATAGAGAAAGAAAGTCTCACTCATGAAATCTGGGAACTCTTCATCGACTGCGGTGAATGGACCGATTCTTTCCTTACCAAAAATGTTAAACTCCCCGGTAACCGATGGTGTTGGATAGAGATATAGCTTATCTGAAAACACGTTATAATTATAAAACGCCGGAAAGCTGGATACTGTCCTCACACTGGAGTTTGAAAAAAAGTCGTTCATTCCAAGCCTCGTCAACGTAATCGAATAAGAGCTTCCCGAGTATAAGAATTCTACTCTAAAAATGGTTAAATATTTTTTTTCTAAATCAATATAACTTACGCTAAGTTTGTCATCCAATAAAACATCATTGGAAGAAATACTTTCAGAAGAATAGGCGGGGTTGCGTTTCCCAACCCCGACCAAGACTTGATTTAAATCAGGAATAAACCCTTCTAAAATCTCATCTTTTGCTGTTTGATCTTGAGGAAGGGCATTAAAATACCGATCTTTAATGGATAAATATAACGCCCCTTCGATTAACTCCCCAACGTTCATTTAAGCTTCTTCCCAACAAGTGAAACATTGCTTGTGATATCTGTTCCCACTGGAAGAGTGAACAGATTCTGCGACACCGCTCCAAAACAAGGAAGTGAGCTTACATCAAAAACGTTTTGACGACTTTCTAATAACCGATCATGGGTGATCAGCATATTAACACCAGTCTTCCCATCATTCACCTTAGCATGTTCTGTTGCATGAAGAGGTGGCAGATTAAAGCACTTGAATTTCAAATATTCTGGATGGAGTGCATGGTTTTTGAAGTGATTTCCCATGACATAGAAGTTGTCTGCATTTGCGTTTCCTTGTAAAAATAAAGCTCTTGAGCAGTTTTGATGGTATCCATCAGGAATCAAACGATGCGATAAGGACACTTCTAATTGCCCACCAGGAGGAATAGTGTAAACAACATCTGTATATTTAAAGGTTTGCATCTGAGCATCTGTCAAACCTTCAATATATTTATCAGATGTCACACAAAATGCATAACGGCTATCAGGGATGGCTCGTTTGACGGTGTTTTGGATCCAGTAGAGTCCACTAGATTCTTGTGTGTCCAAAGCAACATGATAAATGATATCTCCTGCTGTCAATGTGATTGGCTCTGCACTATTATTCTGCAGAACTGCTACAGGGTTTTCATCACTTGTAGGAGCGGTGACAAATGTGAGCGGCCCCTTAGGTTGAGTGCTTGTTAGTTTTGTTTGATGAAGCCCTAAATACGGACTACATTCATTTGAAAAGCCTGCGACTCTCGAAGGAGGTGCTCCAGACTCTGTAACTAATCGGTTGATTTTCTCGTTAAACATGTTTTGCAAACTGTTAGCAAGAAGCATGTCATCTCTAGTATTGAGCACTAACTTATAGCTGTGGGTAGGGAAAATCAAATCTCTACGGAGTTTTTCTAGATAGTTGATGACATTGTAATTAAAGGCATCAGGAAGAGTGATCTCTTCATTGATTTTGGCTCCATAGGCTGGAATGACAGGAGTATGCTCTTTACACCACTGGGCTCCTTCTAGTTCGATGGTTTCCTTCAAAGCTTTTAAAGTAGGAGCACTGATCGTTTCAGTGATTAACTTCCTGTTTAAATAGAAAATATCATCAGTTTGATTAAATGCATGAGTGACACTAAAATACCAACGCTTGGTATCTGCTTTGATGTAAAGCGTCCGTTGCTCATAAGGTGTAAAGTTTAGAGTTTGTCCTCTTGAGACGGGTGGAATACCTGCCACTTGATAGCCAACAGTCATTCCTGGCATATACTGTTTATCATCAAAAGTACTTGTATGAGCTTTTCCGGCGCAACGCAGGATTACACAATCCATTGTCTCTAGAAGCTTTAAAATATCTAACGACACAAGTTGCGACGGCAGATAAGTATTATTTGGTGTTGACATAGAAAATTTCTCCCTTTTTTTTAAATCCCATGACGAATAGCGACATCCGAAATGTATTCTTTGTCATAGTCATCAGGACTGTTATTATAGTTATAATTTGTAATATTTCGTTTTATGATCTCTGGAATATGAGGTTTTCCTCCCATGAGAATCGATTTACGAACTTGGCTTAATAGTTTACGAACTCCCAATTCTGTTCTAGCTCGCTTCAGTTTTTGTTTATAGTCTTCATTACTCGCAATCTCCCGAATCATTAGAGGGGCTTCATCTGCTTCCCCAACCTCTGCGATATAATCGACAAGTCCTCCAGGAAGATCTGAATTCTTAACTAATTCAGCAAACGATTTATCTTTGGATACAGCATCTTGTAGGCTTTTCTTTACAACTGCTGTGATTTCACTTCGCTCTTGGGATTCAACCTCCCTTTGCTCGGCGATTTTCCTGGATCTTTCTTGTTCTTCGGCTCGCTGCATAGCTTCTTGCTGCTGCACGAAGTAGTCATTAATAGCTGACGACACATCGTCTTTGGTAAGCCCTTGCGAGGTTTCCTGTGGCGTTTCATTTTCTTGATCAGCGAGATTATAAAGTGCGTCTCTAGCATTAGACATAATATCCCCCTTCTCCTTCCTTTTACTTTTGTTGTTGATCTTGTTGTTGTTTTTGGTTTCCTCCCAAGAGTTTTTGGGAGTCTCCGATGTTTGTTAAATTGCATAGTACTGCCTCTATTGCGATTCCTTTTCTTTCTCGGGTGACAAATTGCAACCGAAATCGATCCGTTTTTAAATTGGTTCTCCAAACAAATTTTCCAACGTGTTGTTTTGGGGACTCTCCAATGGAAGCGGCATTGACCGTTTGATAGTAAGCAGGAATGCCGTAAGTCGACGCATCATCAATATCAAAATCTCCTTGCTCAGAACCCCTGAGGACTTGCATCCACATAATAGATCCTTCAGTTAAAGTCCCCCCGTTGACTATGACTTCAACGCCATCTAAGCTAAATGTTCTCTCATCTTTGAGCATCCGGGTTGTGAAAAAAGCTGTTTCTCCCCATTGATATTCGTTTTCCTCTAAATTAGGCTCAGATTGAAAGGGAAGATCGGCCATTTGTTCATACGTTAGCGGTGTGCAAATTGTCGAATAGGTGCAAACGATATCATCATATCCAGCAGCAACCACTTGTTTTGCAGTATCTGTTTCCCAAACCCACTGACCTTCAATTCCAGGATTTTTCCATCCATCAAAGCTATAAGTCGACCAGGTATTGGAATCGATATTGTATAGCCACGGTCCAACGCTTACGAAGCGATACCCCAGCATTTTGAAATAGGCCACTGGAAGGGTTTGATCACGAATCAAGTAATCTTCTAGAGGAGAATAGACCGGAAGTGTTCCCTCAAAAATTTGATCAACGGTGAGATTAGAATTCAAGCGATAAACATGAAAATCGTCTGTATAATAGTAAAGATCACGATTTGCCTTTGCAAAACTCCCCCCATAGCGAATGCGATGATCAAAATGAAACGTAGGATCTCGTTGAAGAACGGTTTTTTCAACGCTTGATAAGACCCATCTTTCCATTCCTGTTGGCGTAAAAGTAATGATATTTCCATTAAAATCCGTTAGCGCTTGTATTTCTTCTGAAGGAACGATCTTAAACGGTAAATTTGCATCTGGATCTTTCATCTGTTTAGTAAAATCATTGGGAGCACTGGGATAGATCGCATTATCAAATGTGCTATAGAAAAACATTCGATTGCCAATTAAGATAGCCCCTCTTGCAATATCGTTTTTTGTCCGTTCACTGTTAGGAATATCAATTATGGATAAAGGTTTGGGATCAGGATCCCCAGAAGTGGCATTCATCGAGCAATGAATAATATTCCTGGGTTCCATCAAAAGGTTGTATCCAGTATTAGACTTGGAATCAAACATGTACTGAATGGGAAAGACACAGCGAAGATCTTGAGTAGGCTGATCATTCCCATCATATTGTGAATTAAAATCTACAAGGATTTTAAGTCCAAGATAGCTAAGATCTACTTTATCTTGTTCTCCAGGCGCATCGGGAATATACTTGAAGACATCATACTCAAACTCCCCAAACTTTTGTTGCTCGGAAGGAATATCACTGTTTGAAATGCGATCCCCATCATAATTGATGTTAATAACGCCATAGCTTCCCTCAGTGAGAAAAACGAATCTACGAAATAGAGAGCTGATATGAAATTCATAGGGTCCATAAAAAAGACTAGGTATTGGCGGAATAATTCTAGGCGGAATTTCTAAAGATGATGTTTGAAATTTTCTAATATCTAAAATTCTATACGGCCAAATTAAAGGAGGGTAAGGGCTAGGCTGAATAATATTTTCCACAACCCTATAGTTTGAATTTTTCAGATTCTTTAAAACGGGAAGTTTATAGAGCGAGCCATCACGTCCCACTGTAAAATTATGGAGTTTTACAGAAGAATCAACGCCATCTATTGGCGAATATTCAATACCT